CCGCCCTCGACGCTCAGGAGCTGAGCAAATGACCCCTCTCGCACGCCCCGGAGACTACGCGATCAGGCTGCGCGGCTGGTGGGCGCGGCACGAGCGGCTGTGCGGCCTGTCGGAGCGCCTGTTCTACACCTTCCTCGGCGCTGCGCTGGTGCGGCTGAGCGACAATATCATAGTTCCACTCGTGCTGCAGCACTGGAGGTAGGCTCGGCACACTAGCCAATCCCAACTACCTACCTATTTGACAAGTTCCACCAACTTCTGATAAAATGGTGGTAAGCTGAATTTTAAAATTGCTCACATGGTGAGCGATGCTTCATCCTCAAGCAAATGAGGACAATACAAGGAACTGCAAATGTCTAATGATCTAAAGGATACCGGCGACAAGATTCACGTTGCCGAGGTAGTTCACCACGGGGATAAGCTCACTGTCCCCGCAGCCATGCCCATTAAGACTGCAATTGAGCTTCTGATGGCTCGCATGGAGTACTTAGAAAAGGAAACGGTGTTCTCCGATACCTTCGACGCCTTCCCCTGGGATGGCGCGGTGGCTTTGGAGCGTGTCCTCGAGCGGAAGTTCGGTTGGGCTCAGGGCCTCGACACTCCGGGCATGTTTGGCTCTTCGCCGCCGCAGCGTCTCACGGTGGACTGCGGAGTCGATGAGCGCATCGATGTTCCCTGGGGTCGCCTTGCTATCCCTGGGATTAGTGGTGCCCTCGACCTGGGTATGGCAAAGAAAGATGGCCGAGTAGTCTTCTCTCTCGGTGCGAAGATCAAACGCAAGGACGAGGCCACAGTGCGAGAGATCTTCAACGCGGTGCATGAGGAACTGGCAGCAAACTCGATCTACCGTGGCAAAGCCCTCCGTCTTACCTTCTCCGACGATGATGGCGATGCGCTAGTTATGCCGGGAGTCAAGTTCATCGACCTGCGCGGTGTGAACCGTGAGCAGCTCCTCTTGAACGATGATCTGCTCAGCAGCGTGGAAACCAACTTGCTCACTCCCATCGAACGGGTGCGCGAGCTTCGCGCCAACGGCATCTCGATTAAGCGCGGTGTGCTGTTCTCCGGTACCTACGGAACAGGCAAAACTCTCGCGGCAACGGTCGCAGCGAGTGTCGCTCAAACCTCCGGTGTGACCTACCTCTACATTCCGAAGGCCTCGGACCTGGCTGCTGCTATCCAGTTTGCTAAGCAGTACTCGGACCCCGCCTGTGTGATCTTCTGTGAGGATATCGACCGCGAGGTAGATGCGGAGCGTGATGCTGATATGGATGAGATTCTCAACTTGATCGACGGCATCGATACGAAGACTGGCAACATCATCGTCGTGCTGACTACCAACGATCTGGACTCCATCCATGAGGCGATGCTGCGGCCGGGCAGGCTCGACGCTGTGATCGACTTCACTCCGCCCGACAGCAAGACCATTGAGAAACTGCTACGCTTCTACGGTGCCTCCACCATCAAACCCACTACTAACCTGAACGCGATCAGCAAGGTACTCGCTGGCAACATTCCGGCGGTGGTAGCTGAAGTGGTGAAGCGAGCGAAGCTGGCGCAACTCAAGCGGCAGCCTCCGGGCATCAAGGTGGTGGAAATCTCGGAAGAAGCGCTGCTCGAGTCGGCGCAGACGATGCAACGGCAGATTAAACTGCTGTCCGATCGCATCGCTACCGAGAAGGCTCCCACTCCGCAGCTCGAGCAAGCCTTCACCAGCATGGTAGTGAAGGCGCTGAACGGTGGTGGATTGGACCTTCCCAGCAAACTCCAGGCCATTCTCGATACCACAGGGCAAATCCACGACAAGGTGTGTTAGCAGCCCCTTCCTCGTCGTGGTCTCCTCGGGGCTAGTGCCCCGGGGAGTTTTCACTTGGAGCTACAATGTCCGGCCAGCGAATTCAATGGAACTTCGAGGAGATAGCAAAGCTAGCCGCTGCTGCAATTCCTGTGGTAAAAGCGCAGCCTGGTTTAGTTCTCCACAAAGTTATCTTATCTATCCAAGATGACGTTCTCCCGCCGCACCGACGCCGAACACTACATAACATCGGCGCTCTACCTGCATCCCTTCGAGCCGAGCTCACACGGCATCGGCAGCAAGGCTCACCCAGTTCTATCGAGGCCACTGCGCTAGCTCAAATACAAGCTCAACTCGAATCCCGCCAGTCCGAGCTAGAAAAAGCTCAGGTTGAGATAAAGTCTCTGCGAGCGCATATCCTCACACTTGAACTTGCTCCGAAGCCTCCAACAGCCCTCGAGGCAATTCAACACTTCATCGCAGACACTCTCGCTGAGGCAATGGCGAAGAGTCGAGCTATTCCTGGCGGGCCGCCCAGCTCTCCACTCAAGCCGCCGCCCCCGCTAACCAAGCACAATCCGGAGGTTCAGAGCCCACCCAGGCCTCGGCTACCCAAAGTCCTGATCTGCGGACTCAAGCCTGAACAGCGACTCCCCCTTGAGGCGCACTTCAAAGGTCGTCTACACCTTAGCTGGTGGATGGATGACTCTTACGTGCTGTTAAAGAGTAACGCTAAGAACTGTGATATAGCCTTTCTCATGATGGGCGCAGTCTCTCATGATGCAGTTGCCTTAGCGTCTCGCGACGCAGCACAGATTCAGCGCGTGGTAAGTCGCAATACAGTAGAGCAAATAACCCTCATCGAGAACTGGCTATCCAAGTGGCTAGCCAAACACAACGGAGAACAGAATGGAAACAGTTAACTACGCCTTACAACTTATACGTGAGGAAGAGCGCACTATAAGTGGTGCTGCTGCTAGGATAAATCAGATTGCAGCCCTCTCACCCCAGATCGAGCATCTCACTAGGCCACTCCAAGGGCTGTGCAAGCCAAGCTTTATCTCAGTCTGGCCAGAATCAAATCGCCTTACCCTGCACTTCTGGAGTCTTCAAACTCTCCAAGAGATCAACCCTATCCTCGAGGCCTATGATGCTACTGGAGTGGTGCCGCTTGAGGCTTGGGAGACTAAAATGGCGTCCACCGAGCGCATTCTTACCTACCACGGCGGTGAGGGTAAGCTCTCGCTTATAATTAAAATTCAGTCTGCAGACTGCAAGCTGGTCCAAGTCGGCACTAAAACAGTCACCCAGCCAATCTACGAGGTGAAATGTGGCGGTGAGGATTTGACAAGTGGGTCAACTCCTGCCATAATGAATAATCCAAGCGAGGTGACAAATGCGCCCAGTGACACTCAATCTAACTCCTGATTCCTTCGCAGATGCGCTGCGGCTTAAGTACGAACTCAAGTTAGCCACCTTTGAGGAGCTTTTCGATAACTTAGTCGAAGAGCGCCTCTGGCAAATCCAGCGCACAGAGGGTGAGGATATTCGCGCAGGTGAAATCGACGTAGCTCTCGACTCTATCCTCGAGCCGATGGTAGCGCTGGGCGAACTCGTAGTGCAGCCTACCGCAGAACAGGACTCTGCCCTCATTGACTCCATTCCGCAGACCTTTCAAAAGCTCCGTGAGATGACTACCCAGGACTTAGTCCTAACGGAGTTTGCCAGCCAAGGTGAACTGGCGCAGCGTGCTTGCTGTATGGTCTATGCGAAGCTCGATGACACTCTCTGGGGTACTAGCACAGCGCGTCGATTGGTCAGCTCGGCGCTGGAAATTTTATCCCGTGGGGCGCTTGCCAAACCGAGCGAGCCCACGGATAATGCAGTGGTGCAATCGCACAATCCCTCACAAGGGGAATCAACCTTACCTAAGGAAAGTTGTTAGCCATGAAGATCTCAGCCAAAACGAAGGAAAAGCCCGCTCCCATCTCCGTCGATTACGACGTGCCAGAGAAGCTTGAGGACCTGCAGAAAAAGTTTGGCGGCGAAGTAGTCGCTGCTGCAGCCAAAGCTCAAATCGTGATCTCGCTGCAGGCCTTCATGCGGCGGCACATCGAGAAGGGAACCAACCATGCAGAGCTGCAGAAGGAAGTCTCGGCCTGGAGGCCGGACGTTCGCACTGTGGTGAAGCAAAGCGCGTTTGAAAAGGTCACCAGCTCGCTCGACAAGCTCTCGCCGGAGGAACGGAAGAAGCTGCTCGAGCAACTGCGCGCTAAAGCCGCTTAAGCTGCTCTACCCCCTGGTGAACCAATTTTAATCATCAGGGGGTAATCTCAAGCCTCTTATGGGAGGTTTGAGCTTACCCAACGGAGCAGCAATATGGCAAAGGTCTATATTCCTAACAAAGGCGCGCACGACTACGAAAGTGCAAAGCGCTTTGGCGAGCTAGTCTTCTGCACTGACGGTGTGCTAGACAAATGGGACACCTCCCAAATGTATCGTGAACTATCCAGTGCAATGGAAGATAGCTGCGCTGACGACTACATTGTTTTAACTTCTCTTGCCTCCCTCTGCGGGATAGCCTGCGCTATCTTCGCCGCAAAGCACGGGAAGCTAAACTTACTAATCCACCGAGCTGACGGCTACGTAGCTCGGACACTCATGCTGGACAACGAAACAAAGGTATCCAATGGCAAACGATTCGCCCGCTCTCACCAGTAAATCTCAATTCTACGATAACACGATGGTATCCTCTTATAAGGAGTGCCCTCGTCGCTATCAAATTCGGCATAAGCTAGGCTGGCGTAGCCAAGGTACAGCTATGCCTCTGATCTTCGGTCTATCTTGGCATGCTGGTATGGATGCCGTGTGGACCTATGCACCAAAGCTTCCTTCCGGTGAACTCGCTGACATTGCTCTGATGCAATTTCTTGAAACTTGGGAAGCCGAGGGCATGCCAGCACGCCCCGACCTCGAGCAACTCGAGGCACTTGGAAATCGCAATCCTAGCGTCGCCCACGAGATGATTGTTAACTACATAGCTGCTCGTGGTGCTATGCTACGAGAGGCAAAGCTTGTGGCGTGTGAACAGCCCTTTGCCGTACCACTCCCTGGTGCTACCGACGTGTGGTATATTGGAAGGTTGGATAAGGTAATAGAGTACAACGGCCAAACCTTGGTAATCGAGCATAAAACTACCAGTGAGTACAAAAAGGATGGAGGGTTCAAATCCCTTTATATTGAAAGCTGGTATAGTGACAGTCAAGTGAAGGGCTACCAGTTCGGTGGCGCAATGTTCTTTCCAGACCTATCCCAAGTGTGGATCGATGCAGCACTGGTACACAAAACTGTCCACGATGCTTTCCGCTTTGTGCCTGTCGCACACCAGCAGCCACTTCTCCAAGAATGGCTACGAGATACTCTCGACTGGGTAAAGCGCATCCAGGGAGATGCGGAGCGAAACTACTTTCCCAAAAACGAGTCGGCATGCATTGGTAAGTACGGTGCCTGCCCTTTCCTCGACATCTGTCGAACCACAGCTGATCCTGCCAAGCTAGCTGGACCACCCCCTGGATATATTCTCGACCGCTGGGAGCCATTCGAGACCCTTGGCTTAGCCAAACTAATCGGAGATAAAAAAGGTGCGGAAGGGGCCGATGTACCTCGTTCTTGACGATCGCTCGGGTGAACTCTCTGCAACCTGGGACCTCCCAGACTCCGTGCAGCTAGCTGATATTGAATCTGGTCACATCGTCTTCATTCGTTTTAGTGAAACCATGCACAGGTTCCAGGAACTAGTTGTCCTTAACGCTAAAGAGAAGATCACTCAGTGGGAAGAAATTACCTAACCAAAAGGATTCAACGTGCCAAATGCACTTAATGCACACGAGACTACTAACCATCGTATCCTCATCTTGGGAGATACGGGATCAGGTAAGACTACACAGTTTCTTACCCTACCAGGGAAGAAGTTCGCCTACCTCTTCGACTCCAACGCGCTGCTATCCCTGCGAGGCTATGATGTGGACTACGAAGAGTATCTCCCAGACCGGCTGAATCTAGCTGCTTCTAGCATGGCGAAGGAGAAAACTGCTGACAAAGCTTCTGTAAAAGGGTCTGACCTGTATAAGGATTGGGAAACGGACTTCAACAAAAAGGTCGAGGGTGGTTTCTTTGAGCCTTACGACTGGGTAGCGATGGACTCTTGCACTACCTTCCTCGACCTTATCATGGATCGAGTACTCACAATCAACGGACGCTTTGGCCAGTGGCCTCACCAAGACGACTACGGCCCACAGATGGTAGTGTTCACCAACGTATGCCGCACGCTAACTGCGCTGGGCAAATCTATCTACATGACCGGTCACCTCGATATCAGGCAAGATGAGCTAACCAAGCGTGTATTCCGCAAGCCTATGATGACTGGCCGCCTTACAACCAAAATTCCCTTGCTATTCTCCGATGTACTTGTTAGCGAAGCTGAGAATGATGGAAAGGGTAAGGTGAGCTATCAAATCCAAACTGTCCCCGATCGCATGACTACATGTGTTCGTACTGCTGTAAAGGGTCTCGAGCCGTACGAAAATGTCACTGTTGACTGGACCCAGCCAGTGCTCGGCCAAGGTCTCGGAGGCATCCTAAATTGGGAGCGCAGACAACTTAGTGCTGCTGCTGCCTAACTAAATCCCGGCGGTGCCGGGCCTGCCCGAAAGGGTCTACAACTTGAAAGGAACCTCTGTGTTGATTCCCATTAACTTGAACGATGTAAGTGAGCCGCGGCCTGTACCGAATGGCCGTTACGACCTGGTGATTGCCTCTGTTGAGGAGACAGTAACCAAGGAAAAGGGCAAGCCGCAACTCAAAATCTCCATCGGTATCCAAGGCCACGACGATGCACCCAACTTGATGCACTACTCTGGCCTGCCCGCTGAAGGTGATGAGCCACGCTCAGCGCAATTCAAAGCTCTGATGCTGAAGCGATTTCTGGCTCTTTTCTCCATCCCCTTCGATAACGGTGGATTCTCTCTCGATGACTTTCCCGGCGCGACAGCATCTGCCGAGCTGACTATCGACGAGACTGGCGACTACAATCGCCTGGTGCTGCCGAAAATGAGGGATGAGGCTACCCCTCTGCGGGCTACTGGAACTGGTCGTCCTCCGAAGCGCTAGCATCCCCCCAGCCAGTAGTTCTTCTTGCTGCCTCCCCACTGCTGGCTGTTTTTCCTCCCCCGCAAAAGGGGAGGGCTTTTTCCAGCCTCTATCCCGGAGGCTGAATAAAGCCCGGAGCTAAAATGTCTGCGAATAAAAGGCAGGTTGCAGGAAAGCACTACAAAGATATCTCTCCCCAACCGTGGGATGTTATTAACAGTTGGGAACTTGGCTTCCTCGATGGCAATGTTGTGAAGTACATTGCGCGCTGGCGCGCTAAGGGTGGGATTGAAGATCTCGAAAAGGCCCAGCACTACCTGGAGAAGCTAATCGAGATTATGTCTGGGAGCTAAGCGTGCAAATAAAAGGCTTGGTCAAGACTCTCGACCAGATGTCTGACGAGGAGCTACTGGAGCGCCTCCGAACAGTTCGACACAATCGTGAAGTTGCCCGCCCTGTAGCAAAGCGTAAAGCTGTCAAGGCTGAGACTAAAGCTAGTCGTGCCCGTCTTGGTAAAGTGGACAAGCTCCTCGCCGGACTCTCAGAGGCTGAGCGTGAACAACTTCTAAAAAACCTGGAGGGTGAGAATGAATAGGTTGGAGATGGTACCGCTTGATAAAATCCACTGGGAGAAACGCTACCGAGGGGACTTAGGCGACATTGATGCGCTAGCCGAGTCCATGAAGGAAAAGGGTGTCCTTCAGCCTATCACTGTTACACCAGACTATGAGTTGCTCGCTGGTGAACGCCGGGTCACGGCAGCTCGACTCGCTGGTATACCTCTAATCCCAGCGCTTATCCGCCCTAAAGCCGACGCTACAGATGCTCGAGAAATCGAGTTGATGGAAAATATTCTACGAAAGGACTTCACTTGGGCTGAGCGATGCGGCCTTGAGCAGGAAATTGACCGCCTATACAAGGAGAAAAACCTGGACTGGTCTGGGCGTAAGACGGCCCAACTGCTAGGTTGGAGTCAATCTACCATCTCCCGCGATCTACAACTTGCCAAAGCTGTTACAGACATTCCTGAGCTGGCGGAGTACAAAACTGCCGATGAGGCATTTAAAGTGCTCAAGAAGCTCGAGGAAGATGCTATTGTAACAACGCTGCGAGATCGCCAAAGCGCGGCAATGAACAACGGCGGGTTAGATCGTGGATTGAAGTTAGCACTTAAGCTAGCTGAATCCAACTACCACATCGGAGACACTTTCAAAGGTCTAGCCGAGCTACGCTCTGACGGTGTAGTCCACATTATTGAGTGTGACCCACCCTATGGTATTGATCTTGCCTCAGTAAAGTCCTCCAAGGACAGCCCTACATCCAACGTACACACGTATAATGAGATAGATCAAAGTGCCTACCCCGCCTTTCTTACCAATCTAGCTAGAGAACTCTATCGAGTGGCCGCACCGAACTCATGGCTAGTTCACTGGTTTGGTCCAACCTGGCATCACGAGACAATCACCGCGCTTCGATCCGCAGGCTGGCAGGTGGATGACATACCAGGTATCTGGACTAAGCCTAACGGTCAAACACTTCAGCCAGAGCTCTACCTTGGCCGAGCTTATGAGCCCTTCTTCCTAGCCCGAAAAGGTAAACCTGTTCTTGTTAAGCGCGGCAGGCTTAATGTTTTTAATTACTCGGGAGTCCCTAGCAGTGCTAAGTACCACCCTACCGAACGTCCCGTTACACTGATCCAGGACCTACTGGAAACATTAGGCGTTCCACGACAGGTTGTACTAGTCCCCTTCTTAGGCTCTGGCGCCACGCTTCGTGCTGCCTACAACTGCGGCATGTCAGCCTTCGGCTGGGACTTAAACTCTGAGTACAAATCTCGCTTCATGCTAGCTGTCGAGGCGGATAGTAAGGCTTTATGCGGGGAGGTAGAGTGAATTCCTTTTTTCCGGCCGAGAAAGCCCGGCGGCTAGTGCCGGGCATTGGCCCACAAGATGCTAAAATAGCTGTTGTTGGTGAAGCGCCAGGAGCCTACGAAGATGCCCAACTCCGACCCTTTGTTGGTCCCGCTGGTTCAGTCCTCGAGCAGTGCATGCACGCAGCTGGAATTATTCGAGCTGAGTGCTATCTAACCAACGTGGTGAAGGCCCGGCCAACCAAGAATGATATCTCACCCTACTTCAACGGTCGCACCTTCTCTCCCGAGGGAATGTACTGGGTACAGGAGCTTCGAAGCGAACTCGACGCTCACGGATGTAATGTGATAGTAGCTTGTGGCGCTACCGCCTTCTCCGCACTCACCGGTCATAGTCAAATATCCAAGCTCCGGGGCTACGTCTGGCCGTCGATTGGGTTAAGTGGTGTACGCAAGGTAATTCCAACTATTCATCCTGCCGCGGCCTTATACGACCGCAAAGGGGGAGTGAAAGGCGCGCTTGCCTCAAGTGAGTTTAAGCCCTACCTCTACCGACACGTTATAGCAACTGACCTAAAAAAGGCCCGCGTGGAGAGCTACACACGCGAGCTTATCCGCCCCGAGCGTCAGTTAATCTATAACTTTGCCTCCGTTGGGGAAGTGCTGGAATGGCTTGACTATTATGAGAAAGAGCCCCTCGTGTGCTTCGATATTGAAGTGGTGAACTACGAGTTAGCTTGCATTAGCTTCTCCAGCGACCCAACCATAGCATGCTCCATTCCTCTATCTGGCCAATGGAGTGAAACGGATGAGGCCATAATCTGGCGTGGGCTGCAACGAGTGCTGGGCAATCGAGTATCAGTGAAGGTAGCTCAAAATGGAATCTTCGATATTCACTTTCTCCTGACTAGGTGTGGGATAGAAGTGCGTGGTCCTATCCACGACACGATGATTGCACATTCTGTAATGTACCCTGAGCTGCCCAAAGGCTTAGCGTTCCTCGGCAGTGTGTATTGTGGCGCGCAGGGGTACTGGAAAGATATGATTAAATTTGAGAACATAAAGGACAACTCATGAGCCATGACCTGAACCACACATGCGGCACGTGTAGCTACTGGACTGGGGATAAGGCAAAGCGAAGTGGTAATGGAGAGTGCCACCGGCTACCGCCTGCAGCAGCGGGAATTATCCAAACTCGCCATCATATGACTGGAGAAACTCAACCTGCAATTATGTCAGGTTTTCCGAGCGTAAGTGCTGCAAACTGGTGTGGTGAGTATCAACCGGAGCTCTTGGTGTGAACCCAGACTTCCTAACCTACAATGCCCTGGATAGTGCCTGCACGCTCGAAGCACATAATGCCTTTTGGAAAGATCTTTCCCACGGCTTTGATCCTGCGTATAATCTAACAGTTGCCCTATT